TGTGGGAATTCCTCTGTACGGGTCTGAGGGTTCGCTGAGCCCTGGTCGGAGTCGTGTTGTAGCAGGTGACCCGGAACGGGTCCTGCGATCCCGAAACGGGAGTGACGATCATGACGATCAAGCCGGAGATCATTTCGTTCGCCTTCACCGCTGAGGATCTGGAGGAAGCGCTGCAGGCCGCGGTCGAGCATCTGCGTGGCGTGGTCGAGGGCGATGAGGGTCTGCGCGGTTTCGTGGTGCCGGAGCTCACCCAGGAGGCGTTCGAGGTTCAGGGTGGGCAGTGGAAGCGGGTGTTCCGCTTCCGCGCTGAGTTGCTGCCGGTGCGTCGCTGATGGCTGGGCGTGGTCCTGCTCCGAAGGTTCCCGATCAGCGTGCCCGGCGCAATAAGCCGGCGACCCCGCTGCGGATGATCACGGTCGTCCCTGATGCTCAGCCGAGCTTGAAGGAAGCGATCGGGTCGCGCAATCCGATGACGGGCAAGGCGTGGCATGCGGCGACGTTGCGGCTGTGGGAGTCGTTGGGTTCGTTCCCGACTACGCGGGGGCTGCTGATGGCGCAGTGGCTGATGCTCGCACGGGCGATGATGCTGGACGACGCGGTGATGGAAGGCGACGCGAGGTTTGCCTCGGAGGCGCGGCTGCAGATCGCGAAGTTCGGCATCACGCCGGATGATGTTGCCCGCTTGCGGTTCGTGCTGGCGCAGGCGGAGGGTGCGGAGGATGCGAACGCTGAGCGTTCGGAGCGCCGCACTGTGTCTGCGCGTGAACGTTATGGGCAGCCGAAACGGCTGGAGGCCTGATGCCGTGGGTGCCGCAGTCGGAGGACGACTTCCCAACTCTGGGCTGGCACGTCGCCGAGCAGATGGCCGAATACCTTGGCATGCCGGATGCCGGAGATGATGACCAGTCCGCGCCGTATCTGGTCACCCGTGAGATGCAGGAGTTCCTTAACGAGCTGTATCGGCTGGACCCGATCACGTGCCGGCGCGAGATTCATCGTTCGGTTCTCATGCGTGCACGTGGCTGGGCGAAGTCGCCTTTCGTCGGCGCGATCATGTGCGCGGAGGCCATGTTCGAGGTCGTCCCTGATGGGTGGGACGCGTTCGGGCAGCCGGTAGCGAAGCCATGGTCTCGGGTGCGCACCCCGTACGTGGCTATCGCGGCGGTGACCGAGGAGCAGACGCGTAACACGTGGCAGCCGATCCTGGAGATGCTGCGCAACGGGTCGGCCCCGGACGAGTTCGGGGTGGACCCGATGGACAGCTTCGTCGCTTTGCCACGCGGGCGCATGGTCCCAATCACGGCGTCACCGCTGTCCATCAAGGGGTTCAAAGCCGTCGCCGCGTCTCTGGATCAGACGGAGACCTGGCTCAAGTCCAACTCCGGCGTGAAGCTCGCCCAGACGTTGCGGAACAACGCGACGAAGCTCGGCGGAATCACGATCGAGACCCCCAACGCGTATACGCTCGGCGAGCACTCAGTGGCCGAGGAGTCCTACGCGTTCTGGGATGCCATCCAGTCGGGCAAGTACAAGGCGCTGGAAGACGTGAAGTCGATCTACTTCGATCACCGTTCCGCTCCGGCAACGACGGACATCGGCGACCACGACTCCCTCATCGAGGGTCTGCGGGTAGCGTACGGCGACTCCTCAGCCGATCCCCGAGGCTGCGTGCTGCACGATCCGCCGTGCGAGCCGGGCTGGGTCGACCTGGAGCGAATCGCCCTGGACTTCCTGGACACGTCGAACGATGTCGCCCAGATGCGAGCGGACTTCCTGAACCAGATCGATGTTGCACGCGACGCGTTCGTATCCGACCCGGAGCTGCGCGCCGTGCTCGCGCACAAGGACATCACCCGGTCCGAGCCGATCACGCTGGGATTCGACGGCTCGGAGGGTCGCAGGCGCGGCATCGCGGACTCGACTGTCCTGGTGGGGTATTCGATCGCGCAGAAGCACATCTTCAAGGTGGGCTTGTGGGAGCAGCCGGAAGGTCCGCGGGGCGAGGGCTGGCAGCCTCCGAAGGACGAGATCAACGCGAAGGTCGACGAGACACATCGCAGCAGGCATGTCGTGGGCTTCTACGGGGATCCGTCTGCCGGCTGGGCCGGTGACGTGAAGGCGTGGGAGGCGAAGTACCACTCCCGCTACAAGGCGAAAGTCACCGTCGCCGAGCCGATCCGTTGGAAGCAGCGTGACGTCACCCGCACGGCGGACACGTTCGAGCAGCTGTACTCGATGATCCGTTCAGGGGAGATCACGATCGAGGACGACCCGGATCTGATCCGGCACTTCCTCAACGCTCGCCGCGATCCACGGCGTGCCGGCTACGTGCTGAAGAAGGCAGACGACAACCAGGACTTCGGCAAGATCGACCTGGCTTGGGGAGCGATGTTCGCGCTCGCCGCAGGTCTGGACGCTGTCGGCAAGGGCGTGACGAAGACGAGTAGGCGGATGCCTCGACAGATCGCGTAGTGGAAGGGGGCCGTATGGCAACCACGCCGGAGGAATGGCTCCCCATTCTCGCCAAGCGTCTCGACGACCGTATGCCCCGCGTGTTGAAGAACCGGCGTTACGCGCGCGGTGACGCGGACTTGCCGGAGATGGGGCAGAACACGCGGAAGTCGTGGGAGGCGTTCCAGAAGAAGGCCCGCAAGAACGTCGCAGGTCTGGCGTGTTCGTCTCTCGCGGGCCGGATCGTCCCGAACGGTGTCCGTGTCGGGTCGAGCTCGGACGGTCCCGTGGTGGACGGGCTGCGGCTGGTGTGGCGGAACAATCGTCTTGCGCTCGTGTTCGCTGACGCGATCTGGAACATGCTCACCACCTCGTGGGGGTATCTCGTGGTGGGGACGCGGGATGGGGAGCCGGTCATCACGTCGGAGCCGCCCGAGAAGGTGATCACGGCACCGGACCCGGCGCAGCCGTGGCGTTCCCGTGCCGCGTTGATGGCGTGGCGTGACGAGGACGCGCAGCGGGATTTCGCGTTCGTGTGGGCGAACGGTGTCCGGCAGCGGTTCAGCCGCAACATCAAGACCGACAGTGGGACGATCCGGGGGAAGGTCGCCGGCGACTGGGTGCTGGATGGTGACCCGGAGCCGTTCAAGGGCCCGATCCCCGTGTACGGGATGGAGAACTTCGACGGGCGCGCCGAGTTCGAGGCGCACATCGACGCGATCGATGCCGTGAACCTGGGGAAGCTGCAACGGCTCGTGGTGACCGCGTATCAGGCGTTCAAGGCGCGCGCGCTCAAGAACCTTCCCGAGAAGGACGAAGACGGCAACGACATCGACTGGGGTGCCCGCCTGAACTTCGCTCCCGGCGCGATCATCGACCTTCCCGAAGCGGTGGATGTGTGGGAGTCCCAAGCGGTCGATATCACGTCCCTGCTGAACGGTGAGAAGGCGGATCTCCGTGACCTCGCCGCCGTGATGCAGGTGCCCCTGGATGTGTTCGTTCCGTCCGGTGAGAACCAGTCCGCGACAGGTGCGGCGAACGCGCACAAGGGCGAGATCCAGAAGGCGAAGGACCGGATCGTCCGTGCACGCATGGCGGCCGAGGCGGCACTGCTCACGGCGGCCCGGATTCTCGGCCTCGATGACACGGAGACGATTCAGGTCACGTTCGAGCCTCCCGAGCATGTGTCGCTGTCGGAGAAAGCGGCAGCGGCGCAGGCGGCGAAGAACGGCGGGAAGTCGCAGCGCTGGATCGACGAACACATTTGGGGCATGTCCCCGGATGAGATCGATCAGGAGGCGGCCGACCGCGGCGCGGAGCAGCTTCAAGCGGTGACGTTCATCGGGGCTGCCGGTGGCGTCGCGGCCTGAACAGATCACGGCGGCATACGCGTCAGCGTCCACCGCGGTCCGTGACCGGGTGACCGAACTCGCTTTCGCCCTGTGGGCGGAGGCCCCGTCGCTGCGGGACGCTGATGTCGCCCGCCTGGTCGCCCGCCTCATCCCGGCAGTGCAGGCCGGTCAGATCCAATTGGCGAACCTGACGAACGCGTACATCGCCGGTCTCGCCGCAGCGGAGGGTGTCCAGATAGCGTCCGCGCGCGTTGATCGGGACGCGATCCTCGGCTACCGGGGCGTGCCTGCAGCGGAGGTTTATCGGCGTCCCGTGACGACCGTGTACACGAAGCTCGCCGCGGGTCAGCCGTTCGAGGTGGCGAAGAAGGCGGGTCTCGCCCGCCTCGGCTCAATCCTCAGCTCGGATCTACAGCAGTCACGAACCAGGCAGGCCCGCGCGGCGCTCAGCCGTTCCGGCTATAGCGGGTTCCGGCGAGTGCTCACCGGCAAGGAGGACTGCGCCCTCTGCGTGATCGCATCCACCCAGCGGTACCACCGAGGCGACTTGATGCCGATCCATCCGGGATGCGACTGCGGTGTGGAGCCGTTCACGCAGCCCCGCAACGATCAGGTCATCGACCAGGCCCTGCTTGATCAGACCCACGCGGTGATCGACCAGAAGCTCGGCGGAACCGACTATCAGGCTCGCGACCTCGGGCTGGGCAAAACGTCTTCCAAGGGTCAGCCACTGTCCGACTTCACCGACCTGATCGTCACCCGAGAGCACGGCGAGCTCGGCCCCACCTTGACGTGGCGCACCGACCAGTTCACGTCCGCCGCCGACCTCGGCCTCTAAGTCTTCCCGCGCATGCGGGTTGCGGTGTCCCGAAACGGGGTGCCGACCATTCACTCCGAAACGGGGAAACAATGCCTGAAACGCCCGAAGGCGAGACGACCGAAACGGATCTCGCCGCACAGCTTGAAGCTGCTCTCGCTGAGGCGGAGAAGTGGAAGGCCCTGTCGCGTAAGAACGAGGAACGCGCCGCATCCAACGCCGAAAAGGCACAGAAGTTCGACGAGCTGGAGGAGGCGAACCGCACTGAGCTGGAGAAGCTCCAGGCTCGCGCGGAAGCTGCCGAGAAGAAGCTTGCCGACATTGACGCGAAAGCCGAGGCGGAGAAACTCCGCTCCGACGTCGCGAAGGAGAAGTTCAAGGGCCGGGACATTCCGGCTACCGCTCTCCGCGGCACCACTCGTGAGGAGCTCGAGGCGCACGCCGACGAGATCCTCGCTCTGCTCCCCGAGGTCCCTGTCGCGCCGTCTGCTGACGGTCAGGGCGAAGGGGGGCAGATCGGCGACGGTGACATGTCCGCGAAGGACATCGTTGCCGCGGCGACCAGGCGCTGAAACCCGCGAGGACTCCAGCCACGAGACCGAGCGGCCACAGATCCACTGACCATGAGGAGGTCATCGTGGCAAACATTTTCGAGAAGGCGACGAAGCTCGCCGCGACGGCTATGGAGCTGCTTCGCCGTGAGGTGAAGGCTCCCGGCCTGTTCATCCACAAGTACGGCATCACCGACTTCAAGGGTGCTGCCGGGGATGTCGTGAACGTGAAGCGGCCCCCGCTGCTCCGCGCCCGGGACAAGGGATGGCGCACGTCGAACGCGATCGTCGTTGACGACCTGGTGCAGTCGAGCATCAAGGTTCCGCTGTCGAAGTTCCCGTACAGTGCGGTGCACCTGTCCCCGGAGGAAGCGACCCTCGATGAGGTCGATTTCGTCCGTGACGTGCAGGCGCCGCAGGTGCGTGCGATCAGCGAGTTCTACGAGGACGTGATCGTGGACACGCTCGGCGCGGCGGATTTCGTGTTCGAGGTGAACTTCACCCCGACCAGCCCCGCGACGGCTTACAACCACGACCCGGCCACGGTCGCGCTTCGCGCCCGGAAGCACTTCCAGGACGCGAACGTTCCCACGTCGGGCCGCTACTGGCTCGTCGGCTCCACTGTGTCGGAGAACATCGCCGGCCACCCGCGGCTCCTCGCTGTGGACACTTCCGGTCTCCCGGAGGCTCTGCGTGACGGGGTTGTCGGGAAGCTCGGCGGGTTCGTCGTGGTGGAGCTGTCGGCGCTGGACCCGGAGGAGTCGTACTTCGTCCACGAGTCCGCTATCGCGATCGCGAACGTCGCCCCTGTGGTGCCTCGCGGCGCTGTCGCGGGCGCGTCGGTCTCCGAGGGTGGTGTCGCGATCACACAGATTTTCGACTACGACTCGGTGAACGCGAAGGACCGCTCCATCGTTGAGTCGTTCGTCGGTGCCGCACCCGTCCTCGACCCGGAAGTCGGGGATGACGGCAAGGTCATCGTCGTCGATGGTGAGGTTCAGATGGACTTCTTCCGTGCCGTGAAGGTCAACTACGGGTCGTCTTCGAAGAAGGCGGCGTGGACGCTGACCTACAGCGGCACCGTCTCGGGTGGCACGTTCACTCTGACGGTCGATGGTGAGACCACGGACGCCATCGCCTACGACGCCAGCAACACGGTTATCGCTGCGGCGCTGAACGGGCTGGATGGTGTCGCTGGTGTGAAGGTGACCGGGACGACTGCGAAGACGGTGACGTTCACGGGTGAGGTCGCGTTCTCCGCTGAGGACGCGAACATCACCGGCGGCGGCACGATCGTCGCGTCCTGAGTCTGAGGAGGTCAGGTCATGGCTGAGCCGTGGTACACGACTGAGCTTCCGCCGCTGGCGGAGCCGGACGACGTGAAGGCGGTGCTCGGCCGTGACCTGACCTCCGAGGAGCAGCAGCGGGTCGTGCCGATCCTGGAGAAGGCGTCGGAGCTGTTCCGCCGCCGCTCCGGGCAGCAGTTCACCCCTGGGCAGTCGACCGTACGGCTGAAGTCGAACGGTGGTGAGGTGCGCCTGCCGCAGCGTCCCGTCGTTACGGTCACCTCGGTGACGTGTGACGACGGGACTGCGGTGCCGTACACCCTGTTCGGGCAGGTGTTGACGGTGCCGCTGGGCGCTCACCAGTTCGTGCGAGTGAGCTACACCCACGGCGGTGTGGTGCCTGACGTGGTGCGACTGTGCATTGCGGAGATCGCCAAACGGGTCCTGTCCATCGACGAGAGCGCCGCTGCTGGAGCGACTGCGCGCATGCGCGTGGACGGCCCGTTCACCACACAGGAGTCGTACGCAGCGTGGGCTGTCGGCGGGCAGACGATGCTCTCCCCGGACGACATCGCCCTCGCGGACACGTTCAACAAGAAGCTGGGCGGAACGATGGTGGCCCGACCATGCCGCTGATCAGCATTCAACGGCCGGTCACTGTCGTGGACGTCTACGGGGACCCGCAACCAGGGTCCTGGCAGCATTTCGCCGACTTCGATGGGCTGATCGGCTGGACGGACGTGCCGGAGACTCTGGAGCCGGGAAGGAACACGGTGGTGCGCAAGCGCACCGCCTACATTCGCGGCACGGAACCGTCCGGGATTCTTGCGACCGACCGAGCGGTGATCGATGGGGTGACGTACCTGATCGACGGGGATGTCGCCGAGTGGGCCGACGATGACGGGCACGTGGGGACCGAGCTTCACCTGAAGGCGGTGTCCTGATGCCTGTGCGGTTCCCGATCGACTCCCGCAACCGGAAGGCGATCCGCGAGCAGCTGCTGCTGGACTCCGAAGGGACCGGGGTCGAGAAGGCCCTGTTCGAAGCGGCTGAGGCCGCGGCCGCGCCGGGGCAGGACGTGTTCGTGCACCGGGGCTACGCGGACGCAGGCCGCCTGTCGGTGTGGATCGTGGACCAGTCCGATCGGGGCAGCGTCCGCGACCGCCGGGCCGCGTTGCGCGCCGCGTTGGCCCGCGTTCACCTGGAGGGCTGATGGTCGAGTTCGCTTCCCGTTGGCCGGACTTCCGCTTGTGGGCGATCGGCCGGTGTCTGGTTGAGCTCGCACCCGGAACCTCGGTGTCGGCTGAACGCAACGAGAAGCTGCCGGCGCAGGTTGTTGTCTCGGCGGTGCCCGCGCAGCTTCTGACACCGATCTCTCGCAACGTGCTGATCACGGTGGAGACGTGGGCGCCTGGCAAGAGCACCGCGCTCGCACTGTGCCAGGACGCGATTCACGCGATCACGTCTGGACGCCCTGACGGTGTCTTCGTGCGCCTGACGGATGTCGCCGGTCCGAACGAGAACCGCGACGAGGCCGGCGTCTACTTCTACTCGGCCACGGCCACGATCATCGGCCGCGCTGCCTGAATCTTCCCGCCAGTTGCCAGCGGGTCACCCCCCACCCAACTGACCGAAAGGCGACTGTGATGGTTGCTCTCATCGAGAACAGCCGCGTGAACGACGCGGACCTCGTGCGTCTCATCGAAGATGGGCGTATCCTCCTGGGCGCCTACGGCGCTCCGGCCCCCACCGGAACCTCCTGGGACCCCAGCTCGGTGCTCGCATCGGGAACCTACACGGACCTGGGCTACTACAGCGACTCCGGCTTCACTCTCACCCCTGAGCCGGGCGACAACACGCAGGTCAAGGCGCACAACAAGGACGTCGTGATCGACCAGGACGAGGACGGCACCTGGGCGGCGCAGTTCACCGGAATCCAGCAGGGGCGCAAGCAGGCCGAGACTTACTTCGATGCCGCGATCGACTCGGCGACCGGGCAGATGACGGTCACCCGTGCGTCGGTGCGCACCTGGCGGTCCCTGATCCTGGTGGGCAACTACGGCAGCGGCGAGGACATCATCGTGGTGCACGCCGGCCGGGTGAAGGTGTCCGACCGGGACGCCATCACCTTCGGCCCCGGTGACGTGAACAGCTACGGCATGACCCTGCGCATGTTCAAGGACCCCACCCTGGGCTACCAGTTCAGGGCCTGGTCCACTCTGTGGGTCGACGCCGTGCCGGCGGCCCCGACGATCGCCGCGGCGCTGCCTGAGGCGCAGCAGGAGCCCGGTGGGCTGGTGACCATCACCGGCACCGGATTCTCCGGGGCGAGCCTGGTGAAGTTCGGTGCGACAGCAGCGCCGTGGTTCCAGGTGGACTCCGACACGCAGATCCGCACGATCATGCCGGCCGGCTCGGCGGGCACGGCGAACATCTACGTCACCACCCCTGGTGGGGTGACGGACGGCTTCTCCTACGCGCGCGCCGCGGCGGAGTAACAAGCCCCGTGGGGGCAGGCGACGGCAACCGCCTGCCCCCACGGTCTACCTCGCACTGTTGCCGATGACGAAAGGTTGCCGACATGGCCGAGATGATGGAGATCAGCGGCGGGCAGACCGCCCTGGAGATGGTGCAGTTCGGGCAGACCCGTCCGGACGGCACCCGCAAGATCCTGTTCGAACTTCCCGTTCTCGGCCGTCCCGGGGTGCCGACCGGTCTGATGTCCGCCTTCTCGATCTTCTACGACCTGATCAAGGGCGGCGGCGGCATGACCGACACGAAGATCGCCCAGGCGTGGTCCTACTTCATCAACACGCTCGCGGACCTGTACCCGGAAGCGACGCGCCAGTTGGCGCGTCTGGACGAGGAGCAGCTGAAGGCGGTCATCGCGCACTGGGTGGCGTCCTCGGAGGGCTTCGACCCAAAAGCGTGATGATGCTGGCCCTCCTGCGATGGCATGAGGGCCCGCTGCGATACGACCTGCGCCGCATTCAGGTGACGGTGGAGGACATCCTCTCCGGCCGCATCTGCTGGAACGAAGCGTGGCTGTACATCAACGAGGTCCTGCGCGAGCCGGCCAGTCACACCTGCTCGGCGATCCGGGGGGACGTGTACGTGCCTGCCGCTGCGGAGATGGCGGCGTGGGCGATCTTCGAGCAGGAGGTGAACCTGCGCCGGGCGAAGGGAGTGGGTCGCATCCGGGTCAGGCGGCCCTGGATGGGTCACCCGCCCAGCTACAAGCAGACCGCCCCTGAGCTTGACGAGGGACGCCGGATGCGTCGGGAGAAGCTGGCCGCCCTGTTCTGAATCACACCTGAGTTGCCGCGGGTGTCGTCGCTGGGAGGACGACCGTGGCGAACGAGGCAGCACTCTGGGTCGAGATCGTCCCCACCACCAAGGGGATCAAGGGCAAGGTCGAAAGCGAGTTCTCTGCCGGCTTCGACGCGGTCGAGAAGCGCGGCGCGGGACTGTGGCAGCGCATCGGCAGCGGGGTCAAGGGCCTGGCCACGACCGTCACCACGACCCTCGGGGCAGCGTTTGCCACGTCCATCGGTGGGGGCCTGTCCCGGCTGCTGAACATCGAGGACGCCCGCGCGAAGCTCCTCGGACTGGGCAACGACGTCTCCACCGTCGACGCGATCATGACCAACGCGCTCGCGTCGGTGAAGGGCACCGCGTTCGGGCTGGACGAGGCGGCGACCGTCGCTGCTGGCGCCGTGGCGGCGGGCATTCGGCCAGGCGAGCAGCTTGAGAGTGTTCTCAAGACCATCGCGGACACGGCCACGATCGCGGGCGCGTCGATGGTCGACACGGGCCAGATTTTCGACTCGGTTGCCGCCCGCGGGAAGCTGCAGGGTGACGATCTTCTGCAGTTGCAGACCCGCGGTGTGCCGGTGCTGCAGTTCCTCGCGAAGCACTATGGCATCACCGCGCAGGCCGCCTCGGACATGGTCTCCCGCGGGCAGGTCGACTTCGAGAACTTCGCCGCCGCCATGCAGGAGAACCTTGGCGGGGCGGCTCTGCAGTCCGGGAACACCACTCGGGGCGCGTTCAAGAACATGCTCGCGTCCCTGTCCCGGATCGGTGCGAACCTGCTGGGCGGGGTGTTCCCCCTGTTCCAGCGCACCTTCGCCGGGATCACGAACCTGCTCGCGCCGGTGGAGGACAAGGCGAAGCTTGTCGGCGACGCCCTGGCCCGCTACGTGGTGCCCGCCTTCGATGCGATCCAGTCCTCCGGCGGGAAGGTCCTCGGGTTCCTGTCCGACTTCCAGGGCATCATCGGTCCCCTCGCCGGCGTCCTGGCCGCCCTGGGCATCGGCGGACTGGGCGGACTGATCTCCAGAATCCCCGTTCTGGGTGCCCTGCTCGGACCCCTCGGGGGCGTGTTCACGGCACTGTCGGGGCCAGTCGGGATTCTGGCCGGCGCGTTCGCGGGACTGCTGGCGATCTCCCCGGAGCTGCGCACCGCGCTCGGCGACGCCTTCACCTCTGTGATGACCGCCCTCGGTGGCGTGCTCCAACAGCTCGCACCGTCGATGACCATCATCGGGCATCTGCTGGCGAACCTGGCAGAAGGACTCGGCGGGGTACTCGCACAAGCGATCGAGACGGTGGCCCCGTACCTGGGGCAGATCCTTGCGCTGTTCGGCGAGCTGCTGTCCGACGCTCTGCCCATCATCATCCCGCTGGTGTCGCAGCTGGCCGGTGTGGCGTTGCAGCTCCTGCACGCGCTGCTGCCGATCATTCCGACGCTGCTGACCGCATTGCTGCCCGCGTTCACCGCGATGGCCGGTGTGGTGTTGAAGATCCTCGCCGCCGTCGCCCCGCTGGTGTCGATGCTCGCCGCGAAGCTCCTGCCGATCCTGACGCCCCTGATCGCGATCGCGGTGAAGCTGCTGGACCCGCTATTGCAGCTGCTGACGCCGCTGCTGGAACTCATCGGGTTCATCCTGCCGCCGCTGATCGACCTGCTCACGCGCCTGATCGGCCCGATCCTGGACGCCGCGGCAGGGATCCTCAACGACTTCTTGCCCGCAATCGACGACATGCTCGACATGCTCAGCGGCGTCACCGACTTCTTGACGGGCGTGTTCACCGGTGACTGGGACAAGGCGTGGCGGGGCTTGGCGAACATCGCGATCTCGAACATCAACTCGATCATCGATATCGCGCAGGGCGTCGTGAACGGGGTCATCGACCTGGTGAATGCGCTGATCGACCAGATCAACTCGGTGGTCGGCCTCGTCACCGGGATCACGAGTGTGGGGATCGCCCCGCTGGCGCACGTGGACTTCTCCGGCGCGAAGCTCTCCACCGGGGCGGGAGTTCCGCAGCCGGCGTCGTCGTTCCGGGAGGCGTTCGGTGATCGCGTGCCGTCCACCCTGGCAGCGCCGGGCGTGAACCCGGGCGACCTCATCGGTGCGGGCGCGGGTCTGACGATCAACCAGACGAACAACTTCGCCTCCGAGGACCCGCAGGTTGCGGTGAACCTGACGACGAAGCAGCTGGATCAGCTGGAGAGGCAGGCGCCCCGATGAGCGAACTGCTGCAGGTGCGGGTCAACCCGGTGGTGATGTGGGGGTTCGACATTCCCCAGACCGAGGGCTTGTTCATCAACGAGGACGGATTCAAGGGGTGGGACTCCGGCACGCCGACCCGTCGAGACGCGGTACCCATTCCCGGCGGGCACGGCCAGTTCGACGTGCCGGTGGTGCGGGATGCGGCCACCCCGGCGATCGACGGCACAGCCCGGGCGTTCACGGCTGCCGGGCTGCAGCAGCTCGGGGACCTGGTTAACGCGGTCGGCGCGGATGGGTCACGGGTGAAGTTGACGGTCAGCGACCGGTACGTCACCCGTTGGGCGTGGGCGCGCCTCGCTGAGGTCGATTTCATCGACTCGGGTCACCGTGAGGGCGACCTGTATTGGGCGTCGTTCCGGTTCTTGTTCGTCCTGCCGGACCCGCGCCGGTACGGGCCGGTCAGCAACGACGGGCCCGCGTCGTCCATTCAGTTGACGAACCGGGGCAATTTCCCTGCGACTCCTGTGCTCACCGTTGCCGGGTCGCGCCCTGGCGGCTACACGATCGTCGGCCCGGCAGGGCAGCAGTTCGTCGTCGGCCAGGCGTTGACGGCCGGGCATCCGCACGTGATCGACATGGAGGACGGAACGTTGTCGATCGACGGGGCGGTCGTGCCCGGTGCGGTGACCGCGCCACGCTTGTTCACCATCCCCGCAGCCACGTCCGGCACGGTGTCGCTCGCCGGAGCGCCAGCGGGCGTGACCATCTCCGGGCAAATCCCGGACACGTTCATCTAAGGGGGCTGCGTGCTGGATTGGACGTTGAACGTGCACGACACCCTCACGGGCACGTTCCAGGGGTACGTCCGCGCCGCTGATGGGCGGTGGCGGTCGGCGATCAACGAGGCCGGCGACGGCAGCCACACGTTCCGATTGCGCTCCAGCAATTGGAAGTACGGGCAGGTGCAGAACCGTGCCCTGTTCACCCCGTGGGCGCGAACCATTGTGCAGTGCCTGGACGGGCAGCCGGTCTATGCGGGGCTGGTGCGTGACCTGGACTGGGACGACGACACGGGCGAGCTCGTCGTGGGGACCTCCGAAGTGCGCACGCTGCTCGATCTGCGGCAGCTGTTCACGATTGGCCTGTACGCGACCGGCACGTTGACCGTCACCGGGAAGAGCATCGGCGGTGTCGCGCGCGCGGTGATTCGCGCCGCCGCGTACCGTCCCCCCTTGGGGGATCCGTGGCATCTGCCGTTCAACTATCAGCCCGACCAGTCCGGTGACCAGTCGTTCACGTTCAACAACTACGAGTTCCAGTCCGCTGGCGAGATTCTGGACAATCTCGCCGCACTGCCTGGCGGCCCGGACGTGCATTTCCGTCCGGTGCTCAACGGCGGGGTCTTGTCCTGGGATGTGCTCATCGGGGACCCCACTCTGCACCTGACCACCGTGCAGGTGAACAGTCTCCGCCCCGCTGGTCTGCTGAAGGTGAAGACCACGATCCGCGGCGACGACCAGCTCACCGGGGTGTTCACGATCGGTGCCGGTCAGGAAGCCGCAATGTTGCACGGGGAAGCCGGCAACATGCCCGGCACCGTGATCCCGTACCGGGACGCAACTCGCGCCCATAAGGACGTCGCAGACCAGGGAACCCTGGACGCGTTGGCGTTGGCTGAGCTGCAGGCGTACCGGGAGCTGCCGGAGCAGTTCGCGATGGACGTGCAGCTGTCGACGGCGTCGAATCTGATCGCGCAGGGGCTGCAGCCGGGCGCGGTGCTGAAGTTCTGGCATCCCGGCAACGAGTGGCTTGCCGAGGGTTGGCGCCAGATCAACGTGCTGGGAATGTCTGGGGATTTGACGCAGACGGTGCACTTGGAGGTGCAGTGATGGTCGCACGGCGTAATCATGCGTCCCCGCCGTTGAAGCGCACCTTCGCCCGCCTGTCGAAGATCGAGCGGAACCCTCAGCTCGGTCACTCCTCCGTTTCGGAGGGGCAGACGCAGTTCATCGGGGAAGAGTCCTGGTCACTGCTCGGATCCGGGCTTGTCCAGGGCCTGTTGCGCATCCTGGGCGAGCTCGGAGTCGAGGGCACGTTGACGATCACCGGTCAGGTGAACGGTTCCGGGGATATCACGTGGATGGGGACGTTCACGCTGACTGACGGTGGCACGATCACGGTCGGGTCCGGTGGCACGATCACCGTCGGCTCGGGAGGCAAGATCACCGTCGAGGGCGACATTCCGCTGACGATTGGCCCGACTTCTGCTGCTGGGCTGCCAGGCGTGGAGTTCTCATCGGGCGGGAAGTACATCGGGAACGTGGCCGGCAGCACGATCGTATCCCCAGACGGTGGCGCGCTCCTCGGCGTCTACAACTCGACCGTAGCGATGCAGAACGGAGCGAACGGAGTTTCCGTTGGTGACGATCGCACCCAGGTATCCGGAGACCTCACAGTGACAGGGACGAAGGTGAACCTGAGCAGTCTTCCGGCCACTTCATCGGGGCTGGCTTTCGGGGATCTGTGGCGCGACGGCGATGTGGTGAAGGTGAAGCTGTCCTAGAACTTGCTGAACTGCGCGGGACAGAGAATCTGTGCCGCGGTCTGTACAAGCGACCGATTCCAGAACTGCGCAGCTTCAGAGTCGCCCGAGACCACGACTATTGACGCAGGGTCTGCGCCTGAAGAGAGCTGGTCGCATGCCGAGTGTCCCGCCGCGAGCAGTTGCTCATCCGTAGGAGCGTCCGTCCATCCCTTCTTGATCGCCTCGATGAATTCCGAGTCGGCGTCAGACTCTGTCGGAGCGGCGTTTGGGGTGTCGTCGATCACGATCGGGGCTGGGCTTGCTGT